TCTGATTTAGCTGATTTAGCATGTTTTGCTATATAATCCATAAAAACATTATGTACTTTTATTTGAGCTTCTATCCAATCTGATGGATGAGTTTCTTTTAAAGCTAATGTAATATGATTGTATAACAACCATGCGGAGTCTGTATCTGCTTCATAGTCAAAGCTGGAGTTCTTTAATTCTTTTGCAATAATGTTCATTTGCATACCATTAAGTACTTCAGTATCAAAGAATAAACTACCTAGAATTGAATTACGCTCATCTTGTGTCAAACTATGAGCTTTTAAATCATCTTTACACTTTACTAGAGTATCCCAGTAAGAACCTGCATCCCTAATGATTTCTGCAATTTTACCTTTAGATAAAATATCTGCATCAGACTTATGGACTTTTTTGAATCCGCCAAACTTGCTGTCAGATATAATCATACCATTGTCACAAACTTTTACAGTAGCACCTAGAGTAAATCTAAATGCATGCTGCTTGTTATAAGAGTTTACAAAAGATGCACACAATTGAATGTCTGAATCTTCTTTATACTCAATGCTGATTGTACCTAATGCAATCTTACCGTCGTTTGAACAACGGTAATTTTCTGCATTAATTTTAAAACCAGCAGTTGCTATTTCTTTTCTAATAGTTGCAAAAACAGAACTATGAGAAATAGGAGTATAGGTTTTTGTCTTTTCTGGTACTTCCGCTGTAAACATTTTAGTAAACGCGTCCATACCTTTTATTGTTGTTTTCATTAGAATAAACTTAATTGTTGATTTTCTTTTAAATAACTTGGAATAACAGATGCTGTATTTTCAATTTTAGCAATTTCAGAGTATATCTTGTCTAGATAATATTTTGTATCTACTTCATACTCATCCCATGGTTTATCTTCAAACTTGTTGAATATAGTTTGATAGATGTTACCACTTTCTAATTGAATCTTTCTGCCATCAGGGTTAGCCTTTACTAATTTAGATCCTCGTTTAGAATTATAATATCTAACAAGTTTCTTAAGTTCTTCTTGGTAATATACACCTTCTTTAACTTCTTGATTAATAAAAAACCAATCACCCTTCAGCTTTGCACCTGCGCAATAGTCATGAATGTCTTTGTTGTCATTTAAAAATTGTATGGGGTCTGTCCCATGAATAAAGTATGCATACCATGCTTTGGGTATAATTAGCATACTCTTGTTTTTATGTAATGGTAGTTCATTAAATTCAAAACGACCTTTACATTTAGTCTTACCATTCTTGTAAACAGCAATGTAGTTGTTTACGTCACCAATAATCATCTTTGCATATTCAACTGTTTCTAGTTGAAGATTTGTCATTTCTTCCCACTCTTTGCAAATTTGATAAAACAGTTCCTCATGTTCTTCGTCAATCAAGAACTCTAGACCATCTGTGTTTTGCATCAAAGGTTGGGCGCCAGGTATTCTAGTTGCAAGCATCTCATATAGCATGCTAAGCAACAACTGACCATTAATAGTAATTCTAAAGGTTAGTTCAGGGTCATACAAGAAAGAATTCTTTTCTTTGCTGAGACCGTAAGTAGCATTTAGAATAATCTTAAAAAGATAATTTAGTGGTGAACCCTTGGGGTATTTCTTTCTTTCTTCAAACATCCACTCATACAACTCACAAAACTCTTGTTTTGGTAAGTGTGCTGGAGACCATTTGTTTCTAATAGCAAGATTAGGATAGAAACTTGTAACGTCTGCTGACATTATTTTCTTACCATTACTTGCTTCATAAATACCAGAAGCAATACAACCATGTAAACCACCCAATGCATAATCAGTTGGTACATTTCTATAACGCATTCTATAAGTTGGTCCTTTCTTTTTGCTGTCATCATCATACTCTGTAGATGTGTCAACAACAAGATGTTTAAACCAGTTATGTACTGCGTTAAATTCTGGTGTTTCAAACTTGATATATGGAAGAAGTATGTCACGCACCACTACGTTTTCACGAGGAGTTCTCATGTCACGTATAGTACGCTTATCCATATTAAGTTTTTCAGAAAGGAAATGAAGAAAGATTTCTTTAGATATCTTAGGTTCAGATGCACTGTACAGTCTTACACCATAAGTTCTACTTAGTTCTGCACGCAGGTTAATCTGCTCACTCATGAGCTTCTTACCATCCTTGTCTTTGAGATTAAAAATAGCTTTAGTACTTTGTACGTCATTGATACAGTATCTAATTACCATGTCTATTGTAGATCTATCTCTAACAGGTTCATAGTGAGGATGAGGCATCTCTTCCACATTGAACCAATCCATAGAGAATTGAATCCACTTTAAACTGGAACGCTTTGCTTTGTTATCCCAGTGATTGAGTTTGAATATGTCAACACAAGGGATAGAAAGTTTAAACTCTGGAAAGTCAAGAAACTCATTGTTTCTAGATTTCTGGATAACAGACTGTGCATATTGATAAATAATATCTGCTATTGCAGCACCATCAAGTTCAGGGTTAGAAAATCCTGCAGCATTATGCAAGATATACTCTGTGATTTGTGCGTCAAATGCAAGATTGTTAAAACCAAAATGCCAATCTCCTGCTGCTTTAGAATCAAGTAGGAACTCAATAAACTGAGGCATCTCATTCTTAAAAGGACTAACTTCAAAGATTACTCTGTCATCAGAGTCATAATCTTCAAAACAAGCTATAAAAGAATTACAGATTGTTTCATAGTCCATTATCCAGAATCTACGAGACCTCATCAGATTGCTTCTAATGCTTTAGAAATTGAAGTGTGTTCAGGGTTTGTAACAAACATTTGAATGAATACAGTGATATCATCAATGTTGTCTAAGTAGTACTCAGACAGTGTACTCATGATTCTACGTTCTTCAACAAACATTTGTTGCTTTGGGTCAGTTCCTTTTACAGGAGTAGGTAAACCCTTTTCATTTAACTTTGGTAGCATTACTGCTTTCTCCATAGGAGTTTTACCAATTATTGCTAATACTTTTGTATTAGGATCATAAATTGCCTCATTGTAAGGACAATCTAGTGTTGTTGGAATTAGTCTGAATGTTTCAGTACCATACCAATCAGCTTTGTAAGCCATCATTGACTTGCTCATTTGTTATAATATTTAGTTGGTTAATAAAAGTTTCTTTTTCTCTGTTGAATCCTTCACACAATTCACCTACAGTCCTCAATAAATCTTCATCAATATTAAGGATATTGGCGTAAACTGCAAAATATTTCTCAGGAAAAATAAAAGATTCTATGTAAACCCATTCTGGAGTATGCACTCCATAGTAGTCACACAGAATCTTTTTACAAGTAGTACTCAGTTTTGAGTACTTACCATTTACACAGGCGTCAAAATCCTGATTCATGGTATTTAGGTCAAAAACATATGCTACAGTCTCATCATCTATGGGTAGACAATAGTCCATATATTTGTTAGTGACCAGAACGTCAGATTCAAAAGTTCTCCATTTGTCAGTATCCTCACGCTTATACACACATATTAGTTTTCTTTCACTAATATCCACTTGACCTTCCCATGATACATAAGTTTGTATAGGTCTTGGGTGTTTCTTTTTATTAAATCCTAATAAAGGAAACAAGAATGTGTAAGATTTTTGAAAATACTTACGGTAGATTTCTGATATCATAAGGTTAACTCTCTCTCGGTTAAATAAATATAGGGTAAATCAAAATTGCGATTGACAAAGTGATAGTTTGCTTCATCTAGTTTTTGCTTAGTAAGTGTAACCCACTGCTCCATTGTCTCTTTACTAATAGCAATAGGGGCAATTTGCATGTATGGATCTACTACAATGAACCTAAACTCAATTTTCCAATCTTTGTACACTTCTTGAGAACTAATGTAATTCTCAGCAAGCATGTAATACATAGCAGCTTGTAACCAATAATTATAGTAGTCAATACTATCCTTAAAGCTTGTCAATGGTTTGCTAGTTTTCTTTAAGTCATTGATTCTTACGGCTTTAGCTAGAGGATCAAAGACCATATTGTCAATAATACCACGTAGGTTGAACTCATATTTGTCATCTGACATGAATAGTTCTACCTCGTTAAGTTTAGTAATCTGATTGAATACATCCCCAAAGTATCCCATCTTGTCCATGACATTATAGTTACTTGTGATGCGATCTACTACAGCTTTACAGAAGTCATAAGTGTCTTGACCAATAACTGTCTTACCTTCCATTCCTGTAAGGTATCTCCAGTATTCATCATGACGTAGATTAATCATCTTTTCTAAACGCTGAGCATCTGTCTTGAGTGATTGATACAGATTCATATCACGTAAGATATCCAGTATAGCATCTTCAAACTGTGACAATTCTGTACGGGTATCTCCAGAAGCTTTTAGTTCTTTGTAATGATTAAATAAAGTGTCAAGTACCTTTTTAGGATTCTCACTAGGAGGATCTTGTATAGATATAATAAAAAAGTTGTCAAATTCTGTAGGACGCAATAACAAACAGTGTATTAGCGAACCTTCAATCATGTTTTGATCTTGAGAGTCATCTCTCTGTTTCAACACGTAGTGCTGATAAAATGCTGCAGGACTATATAACAATTTGTTCAGTCCTGAATACGACATAAGAAAACCTCTACTAAAGAAGTCTTCTTCTCTTTGCATTCTCTCTGTTACAGAGATAGGTGCAATAAAAGATTTGGTTAGTGATGATGCCATTAGTCTTTAAGTTCTTCAAGTTCTTCAATAAGTGCATTTACTTCCTCAATGATGTCATTTTTTAACTCATCTGTTAATGTTTGCAGATGTAGTCTTTCCATCCAGGACTCAAACTGGTCCATTCTTTTTTGCTGTGCTTTTGTTAAAATCATAATTTATGGGTTTAATTTTCCATGTCTTTTGCAAAGTAGCGTCCTAATATATTACCGTTGTAACTATTTGTTTTTAAGACATCTAACTTTACTTGCCAAGAAAGTTCACAGTATGACAAATACTTTTTGCTGCGACATAGTTCTACTATCTCACGCTTGAACCACTTGTTTCCAATTTTTGAAATGTCATCTTGGAGTTCTTTTGAAGAACCATGATACAACATCCAGTCTGATTCTTTTACAACACGATTGAACTGTTTACGAGTTCCAGTAAGTCTTTTTTCAGTCTTGGTGACTTTCTTTTTCCTTATGTTGTATAAACTCTTTTGTCCAATGTAGATTCTACCATTCTTCATGTTAGTAATCTTGTACACAAAACCTACTAAGGCTTCATGATTTGGTAACTGATCAATGTGTGTGATCTCTTTACCAGACTCTGCTAATATCCAGTTGTTCATTTTCTTTGTATTTGTCTAGTGATCTATGTAACACAGGAGCTAAATACTGCAATGCATTGCTAGGTCCTTGTGCTTTGATAATATCACTTAGATCTTTTTCTTGTGGTAAATATACAAAAGGAAGGTTATATAACTCTTTATACTTCTGCATACTATTAATACCAGGTTGGTCACTGTCCATCATTGTTACTATAGCTTCATACTTGTCTTTTAAGTCTTCAATTAGATTTTTATCTAATATGGTATTCTCGCTGTCAGGAGCAATAAGATCAATTTGAAGATGTGGTAAACTTTTACACGCCATCAAATCTTTAAGACTAGATATAATAATTAGATGCTTGTGTCCTTGTAACTGATCTATACCTTGAATGTAATCGCAGATTTTTATAAACTTACGATCATTATTGTAGGGTTGATAAATCTTATACAATACACCTTCTTTTGTAAAGTAACCATACAAGTTTTTACTAGATACTATAAATTCTTGTTCTGGAGTTCCATCAGAAGTTTTCTTTGTCATTGTGTACCTATCAATAGGTCTTACGTTATGATCTTCTAAAATTTTAGAATTGATGTTGTACTGAGTCCAAAACGTAGCATCTGCTTTGGACCACTTTCTGAGAGTATAGTCATTAACTACCCAGGTACTATGTTCTATGATTTTAGTGTCACAGCGTTTACCAGACTTTAAGAATGCAGTGTAGTCATCTGTAATTCTCATAGCAGCTTGCTTGAAAGTACATGACCATATTTGCATCATAAGTTCTATTGCACTGCCACCTTTACCAGTAGAAAAACATTTGTACTTATACACATCATTGTCTCTGTCATAGTATAAAAACATTGATGGATTTTTGTCAGCAGGATTGAATATGCTATTCATCCTAACTCGCTGACCAGACAATGGTTCAGCAAGACCTAGATATGTTTCAAATATCCATGTACTGGGTACTTGATAAACATTATGGATAAAATTCTTGCTTGAAAACATAATAAAAAAGAAGGGGACCACCAGATGTGATCCCCACTTATTTTAAAAAATTACAACATTAAGTCTGATAATCCTGTTGCTGTTGGTGTGCTACCTGGCAAACCAAAGCTGTCTACTGATTCTGTTGGTTCAGTAACAGGTTTCTTGATGATGTGAGCTTCACTGTTATATGGAATGAAGTTCAATGGTTTGCGATCTGCATCTTCTAATGCACTAAATGCAAACTTGATACCTTCATTCTTAGGGAAGAACAAACGATAGTTTGGAGTATCATAACCTTCTTTAAAGTATTCTTGACCACCAATAGTGAAATGACCCCACAACTCTGGGTTAATTAGGAATCTAGAAGCTGCTGCTACATATTCTTCAATAGTAGATGCTTCTACACCTGCTTCATTCATTTTATTCAACACTCCCATTTGCTTTGCAAGGTTGTTAATCCAACGGAAGATTTGATCATCACGCTTGATTTCCTTACCGTTGTAAGTATAATCAGAGAAAGGATAACGACCTGCACTTACTGTTGCTACTTGTCCACGATAGTTACCCAACGCTGGATTGTTTTTGTCAACTGCAAGACCCTCAAAATCATCACCTCTGTCAATACCTTCTAGAGTGATTGCAACATTATATGCATCAGTCTTGTATGGAGGAGTCTCCAATTTGATTTGAGTGATGCGACAATAGTGAGTACCAGGATTCATAATCTTTGATACTGAAGAACCCGCGTTAGGGTTGAAATTTGATGCTTTAAACATTTCTTTTTGTTTTTAAAAATTAATCAATAAATACTTTAGACCAGTCAGCGATAATCTCGCCTTTTTCATTTGTACTAGAAATTTCAATTTCTTGGTTACGCAAGTGTGCTGGTCTTGCACCACATGCAATTTCGTCAGTTGTTTTGAAAGATAAGATGTTCTTATCTCCTTTGCGATACAAGTATCCAATAGCGTCAGAACTTGAAGTGGTAATTCTTTTTAGTTTACCTGTTAAGTCAAGATCCATGCTGGTGAATTCTGCACCGTTTTTCTCTAATAGAGTGTCTTTAATGTGTCCTAATAGAATCACGTGTGGAGCAAGAGTTTTGATGTATGCAATAATCTTCTCAAATGCTTGACGCAACCAGGGATAACCTGCACCGTTAGCAAGATTTAAGATTGATCCATACTTGGGTTTACCTTCTGTGAACCAGTTTTTACCCATTGAACTTTTGCTATACAGTTCTTCTGCATAGGGAATACACATTTCTTCCAACGCTGTGATTGTATCAATAGCAATGTATTTGTAAGGTCTCCCTTTGGAGAGGATCAGGGTTCCCCACTTTACAATGTCAGCAATACTTTCACATTCTACTTTCATTGCATCAACAAACTTAGAACCTTTCTCTAAGTCCATTATCAAACAGTTATCTAACTGAGCTAACAATGTTGTTTTACCCACTTTAGGTTTACTGAAGATAATTAGATTAGATGGATTCTGAGATGCAGATGCAATTCTGCCTGTTGGAAGAGACAACTCAGCTTCTTCTTTTACTTTTTCTGCCATACTTTACCTTTTTCAATTAATGCATTTAACCATTTTTTATTACTCATTGGGACGTTTTGTAACATACAGTACAAATCTCTTATTGTCATTTTTGTGTAATGATCATCATCCATTTCTAAGAATGCATCAGTCAACAAATCTTCACTGAATAATGAATCTTCTGTTTCTGGTGCAGAAATGATAGGGACTGCTGAACTAACACTTGTTTGGTTAATCAAAGTAAGATCTGTAAGCTTCATTGCATAAGTGGAAGTGAACTTTGCAGATGTAGGATTTACAGATACCTCTTTGTAAACTTCTGTTTTTGTTTTCCAAGCTGGATCATGAGGCAAATAATACAAAACTCTATGTCCTGTATGATATGCTTGTTGATCCCAGTTGTACAATTCAATGTAAATACCATTGACATTGTTTAATTCACTAGGAAAAAATCTAACACATTCAATTCTTGATGAACCATCTGCGCTAAACTCTTTACCCATGTAACACAGTTTTGCTGTGAAGTGGACATTAGGATTAGGAAATGAATCAAAGATGGGTTGCCAAAATGGTTTAAACCCTGCAGTGATTTCTGAGATGTGCTTTTTGGGTGCTTCTGTTGTAAAACTCATAATTAAAATTTTCTAGGTTGTTGTTCTGGTGCTTCTGTTTCTACAACAGTCATAGTAGCATAGTCTGCTCTGTACCATTGTATACCTGTTTCACCAAAACGATTTTTTAAGATATGCATTGCAAGCAAATATTTATCTGCTGCAGTAAGCATGTATTTAAGAGGACCATATAAATTAAGATTATACTTTGCAGGGCGGTTGTATGCAATCATCACATCTGCACACTGTAAAAGGTAGTCTGAACCAAATACATCTGCCTCTGTTGGGTAATTACTTAAGTTACCTGGTCTTTGTCTTTCAGGGTCGTCAATTTCCCTGTTTAACTGAGTAAGCACTAAGAATGTTACAGGTAGTGCGTTCTTTACTTCAGTCATCATCGTTGCAAGATTTTGCAAGGTTGTTTGTCTGTTTGTCTCTGTACCACTTTGCTTTACCAACAAAGTATGGTCAAGTGTAATTACAAAAGGTTTTCTTACCTCATGGTAAAAGTCAATAATAGCTTTACGCATTTCACTGACAGTCATTGCTTTATCAATTACATAGTCTTGTCGTTTAGACTGGCTTGCTATGTAACTCTGAAGTTTCAACATGTCACTTTCAGATATAGGAGGCATTCCATCATCACCTGAACTTTGTAAGTATCTGATGTTCAGTTTATTAGCACTTGATAATTCTCTCAATGCGAGATTTCTACCAAGCATCTCAAACTGAAAATGCAGTACTGCAAAATCTTGTTCAGGGTTTAAAAGTTGCAACTCTCTAGTCAGTGAAGATGCGATTAGCGTTTTACCAACACCTGGTCTAGCAGCAATTACATAAAGTGATTGCCATTCTATACCATTTAAACCTATTGAATTAAAACCATTCCATTGAGTACGCAGTGATTTAATCTCTCCTTTGTGTCTGGAATTGATATACTGCATGCCTTCTTGCATGATAGTAGTATACTTCTTCCAAGCTACTTTTGGAGTGGTTGATGTGGCTGTCATAAAAATGGGATGGGTCTGCTAAGATACGATTATTATTTTCAATTTCAATGGATGTTAATAACTAAAATCACCAAATTATAGTTGGTTTATTTTGAGTCTCTAACGTCTCATTTACTTTGTTGAAAACATCATTACAGTTCCATTTACTCTCTTTTTGATATGCTGCAGAAGCAGGATGAGAACAAAATAAATGATGATGTTTGCTTGAATCTATCAAATCTGATAGATCTTCAGCTTTCTTACCCATGAATACCCAAATAATAGATTCATGAGTGTTCAACATGTCAAATAGATAATTAATAAACGGTTTCCAAATGTCATAATGTTTACCAACCTTACCAATTTCTGTGGTCAAAGCAGTGTTTAGCATAAGCACTCCTTGTTTAGACCATCTTGCTAAGTCAGTATCCATTTTCTTTGGATCAACTTTACCTTTATATACAGTGTCACCTATTGCATTAAAAATATAACGCATTGATGCCTCTTGTTTTCCTGTATTACTACAAGAAAATGCAACACCGTCAGCAACTCCCATTTGTGGATAAGGATCTTGACCAACCATTACAACACTTAAGTCTGACAATGGACATTCAACAAATGCTCTGAACACTTGCTTTAGTGGTGGTGTAAATCGTTGACCTTCATCTACACATTCATTTAGTTTAATCAGAATATTCTTGAAATCTTCAGAGTATAAAAACCCTTTTAGAAGATTATGCCATCCTGATGGTTTTAACATTTCAATTAATTTTTCTGCAACTTCTTCATGGTTGACAGTGATTTTTTTGCTTTCACTCATTATATTTGTATAAATTAAAAATTATGGAAGAACCAGTAAAGGATCCTTCAATGGAAGAATCAAAAGAAAAAACATTTGAAGTAATTAAACCTGATACAATTTTAGAAATTAAAATGGGTACAGGTTATTACAGACGTGTTCAAGATGTAACCAGTTTTATTGTTGAAGGTAAATCTATTGAAGAACTTCAAGCAGGATACAAGGAAATTGCTGATCAAAATGTCACAACACCTTGGGTTCGCCATTATGAAACAATGCTTATTCTTTGTAAAGAATTTGAAACTACTGCAAGAGATAACGGGCATGTAGATATTGTTACGGAAGATGTATTCTTAAAATTAATGGATACTGAGTAGGTTACATATAGTAACCAACTTCGTTACCTACTTGAATACAAATTTGAATTGCATCTGACAGTTCATCTTTTGTACACTCTGCAAAACTTTTAAATTGCTTTTCTTTACCATTGACTTTGTAAAGACCTGCTTTTTCTTTAATAACTAGCTTTAGTTCTTCAGGTGTATAACCTAAAAAACTTGCTAGATCTTTAATACAAGCATGTATTTTTGCCAACTGACCTAAGGTTTTTGTAGCAGCTTCAATTTTAGTTAAGTGAACTTCTACTTCATCACCTTCCAATAGTGCCATTTTGAAGAGTTTCAGCTTCCCCGCTTCTACTGAATTAGCGGGGATTAGCTGACCTTCTTGTTTCTTGTAAATTATAGTTACTCCGTGCATTACATGTAAAATATTTTACTTTGATCTAAATCTTTTAATGCTTCTTGTACCCACTGTTCATCTACAGTTCCTTTATACATAAGTATATGAACTACAGATTTTTCATCAGGATTTAAACGCAATAATCTACCAATACGTTGTTGACTTTTACGCTCATTAGAGTAAGCATGCATGATTATACCTTGTTTCAAGTTTGGAATATTAATACCCTCATTGAGTTGTAATACACAACTTAACTTTGATATTGCTCCGCGTTGAAATCCTTCAAGGTCTAACTCACTGTCTGGAGATTTGCTATGGTATGTGTTTTTACAAAGTCTATCTGCTTGTTCAGTAGTGTTACAGAATATAATACACTTGTCATCAATCATTGCTAAAAGATCTTTAGCATAGTTTTCTTTAGACTTGTATTCCATCATAGCTTTCATACGCATAATTCTGAAAATTTGCTTTTGCTTCATACTATCAGTACTATCAATGCGATTTGTCCAGTATCTATAATGTTCTAGTTCACTTGTCATAAAGTGACGTCCATTCTTTAGATCTACCTTGTAGGTTTTGGCAGTGTTTAGTTCAACCTGGTGAATAATTACACTATAGTCATTAAGAATTTTGTCTTCTACAGCATCGTCAGTGATGTATGTATAAACTATTGGACAGTACTTTGCCA